TGCCGTTACGCCATATTGACGCGTCATATCCCAAGTCTGAGTTAAGTTGCGTGTGAATTTTTCGGATGCGCCTGTTGCCTGTCGGAAGGAAGATTCCATCTCATCCACAGCAAACCCAAGGTTAATGATGGTATCAATAATCCCCACAAATAGTCCGGTGCTTAAACTATCTAGAAATTGTACCGGCGATCTCAGGCCACTGGCAAGCTTTTTAAGATTACCTACATTGACGATTGTGTGCTGGCCATAAAGAGCCATTTTTTGACCCATCGCGGTACCCAACGCTACGGCGTCTTCTAAGGATTTATTACGCTGTTTTTCAACTTCAAGGGTGGCTTTCGCCGTTTTTAGGCGCGCGAGTTCATCATCATTAAGGGTGCCAGTCGCTTTTAGTTTCGCTTCAAGGAGGCGCTTCTCGGCTTCAGCTATCTCTAAGGTGCTTTCCTGTAGCAGCTTTCTTTGTTGCTGGAGGAGGTATCTGTTCTCTTCGCCGGCCATCTGCCCCTTGAGTAAGTCACGTTCCTCCTTTAGTAGGTCAAGGCTCTGCTGTTGAGACTCCAGGGATTGCTTTGAGGCCGCCAGCGCTGCGACATGGGTTTTCCTACTAAGTTCTTCTTGTTCGTTGAGCGTCTGGCCGGCCGCAATCCTAGCGTTAAGGATGTCAAGCGCCTTTTGCATCTGCTGGATGTCTTCAGGAGTAACTTTGTCGTCGTCTCTGATGGCCATTATAATGCTCTCTTAAAGGGGGGCAAATATAAAGTGCCCACAATAAATAGTTTCCTAACGAAAAAGGCTAAATTATGATTTATCGGAGCTATTCATGTTCATCATGTGTGAGGGCATAGAGGGTTGATTATGAGATCCGAGTGTTTGAACGCCCCCGCCCTGTCCTTTGGAGGCACGTTCTTGCGCTTCGTTCTCATCCTCGATCTGTTTAATGAGACGCTTTACAAACCATTCGCGCAAACCTACGGGCAAATTGTAAGCTTCTGAGAAAGCCCATCCTCCCCAATATTTGAGAAAGAAGAACTGCTCATAGATATGCTCCATGTAATTATCGGTCAGGCCAAAAAAAGTCCGCAGACAGCGGAACCTCCATGTCCGCTTCATAATTACACTCGTCACAGACGTAATATTGGGTGAGATCAACATTCGGGGATGCGGTACGATAAGCCAAGCGCAAGCTGCGCGAATCTATTGAAGGAATGTTGTCGATAAGATATTGAATTGCTTCAGCAGAATCATCATTGTTCACTGCTACGACCATGTTGCTCAATTGTCGAGTAACATTTTTTTCGTAGCTCTTTTTCTTGCGATCTGCCTGTACAGCATTAGTGAAGCTCTTTTCATCTGCTCCGGTTAAGAGCCGAAAAGTAGCCGTCACATTAGTTCGTGGTAACACAACATCAAAGGTTCCGTTTTGATTGTCTATGATATCTCGCTCTGCCAAGTCAGCGCCAGTATAAAGGGACACCTCATTTAAATCAAAACTATATTCTGTGGTGGTGCCGCATGCAGGACAACTTACTTTTGTATCGTATTGGTTCCCATATCCTGATACTCTGGCGCACAGAATAATAGCATTGCGATCTCCCACCAATAAGTTATCGGGGTTGATTCGTTTATCCACAATCAAACTGCGGATTACTCGATCTAAAGCCACCCCTTTACGGAGCAACGTAGCAGATGTAAGCATGTCCTCTTCTTTGGCGGTCATTTGCTTAATCTCTATGCTTTCTTCTCCATGTAAAGGATGATCTTCGGCGTAGAAGCGCCCTTTAGATGGGAGTTCTACAAATTCAGTAGGTACAACGAAAGAAAACCCGCTATTTGGGGCCTCTTCTTGAAGTACTGTGGGTGGGGGGCTCGCTGCTTGTGTTGCGGCGCCCCCAACGCGGTTTTTATTTCGTGACAATATACACCTCTCGTAATTTTATTTGTCGTTATAATTCATGTTTTAGATTTTAAAGAATTCGGTGCCGCCGCCCTTGGCTGCAGATGCATGGGTCGTCTTAACATGGGCCCAATCATACTTCAAATCTACAGTGAGTTCCGTCAAATCATCCTCACCATAAGCCAGATCACCATACTTCAAATTAATGATAAAAGCATTAACTAAGGTCCACTTTTCCAACTCATTTCCATCAGAATCAACTTGAGTAATAAAAACAGTTCCTAACGCGCCGGCGGATTTAGCTTTCGACATTGTACTCAAGTCAAGAGCATCACTAGGGGGCGAATATCCCGATAATGCGACAATATCGGAAAGGGTAGCAGCCATATCCGGATTGACGGGATCCACTAAGGTTACTGAAACATCCTGCCATGTTACTGATCCCGGATAATAAAATGTATGATTTAAATATTTATGTTCGGCGGCAGCGATCTGAAATGAAGGCTTTGCTACCGATTTAGCATACCACAACAAGGCACCTCCGCCTCCTACAGAGGATTGAATCCCGTCGAAAGAGACTGTAAATCTAAATTTTCTTTTGGGATCTTTTAATTCGGTATTTTCCCCGAAATTTTGTGACCAGAATGGCATTAGTTGGAACTCCTGTTTCTATTTTTATATAGTCCGTGATGTAAAAATTCTTTCATATCTTTTAGTCGTCGAATGAAGCGCCGGTCGAGGCAATCACGAAGTCAATTGCGATGTATTCGATAGCTCTTGCGGGCTTCACCATAATCTTAGCATACAAAATGTTTTGATCAATCAAATCGGGAGTCGTCGTGGTCTCATCTAAGATTAACTTATAATCGGTGATACCAAAGTTAATCTTGGTATTGGCCAACAAGGGCTCAATTAGAGCGATAAAACGATTCCAAGTAGCTTGCACATTTTGTTCGAAAAGAATTTGTGTGGCAAGGATAGAGATCTGCTTCTTCAAGTAGATAACAAGCCTTCGCACGTTGATTCTGTCAAGAGCCGATTGGCGTTCTTGCAGAGTTTTCTGCCCAAAGACCACAATTCCACTAGAGGGGAAGGAGGCAATTGGGTTGATGCGAGACTCGTACAGAGTATCGCGGTTCTTAGAGGTTAATCTTTCCGTGACAGCGGTAATGGGGATACCAGCAGCACCATCACTCAGACCACCTCTATTAAAGCCCGCTGGTGCGAACCAAAGTTCGGAAGCCTTTTGCGAGCTAGCGAGAACACCCAGCATTGCTACAGAGGGCGGAATCCAGAGGAGTCGACCACTTGCAGCATCGCGGGTTTGCACCCATGGATAGAAAGTACAACCATAACTGGAGTCAATGCGCCGGTTTCTCAATGCAGTTGCTGCAGACTGAGGGGTCGTTCCTATACGCGATGCCTTGCTGCTATAGTATTTCTCATGCGCGGGAATGTACACATCCGGCAGATCAATGAGTGCCAGTGCATCGGCCCGGTCTTCACACACATCAATCGTGCGGCCGGTCAAGGACGCGTGAGTAAGGCCTGGGACAGACAATAAGTTCATATCAACAAACTCAGGGTCAGCCACCGTATCAATAGCCTGTGCATAAGTGTGGAAAGCATAGCTTGTATCCTCGGTTACATTTACTCCCATTCCTTGATTATAGAGGGGATCTGGCTTTTGAATATCGAAGCCATCGAAACCACCCCAGAATGGTGCCGTAAAACGGTTATATTCTGCATTGAGCAGGTTTTCATAAGTACCCGACGTTATAGATAAAGATGCTGCGCGGGATCCTGATTGATAAAAATAGCGGCCATTGCCGTCCACGCGTATATCATCCAGTGAGAAGACATAAGACCATGCTTCTACGCCGGCTGTATATTGTTTAGCAGGGTTCTGTCCCGAAACCGGATCATCGGGGAAACTAGCGTACAACAAGCGATGCCAGTCGGCAACACTCGGATCTGGGCGCGTGCTTCCAGAAGTGCGTGTTACGGAAAAACCGAAATACGCATTCGTTGGGTTGGAAAGTCCTCCAGCAGATGCTGAAATCCTAAGCCGATCTTGAGGCCAATATAAGGACGCTGTGAGTCCGACATTGACGGCGGTTTTATCAGCGCCGGAGGCTCCTGTCATAAACATGCCGAAGCTCGCTTGTCCTTCACCACTCCCAAAGGCATTGGCCAGAGAGTCCGCGCCAGGAGCGCTCGCAATTGAACCGGAGCCCAGTACGAATTTGCTCGTAGTATTGGCTGAAGTAGAGGTGAATCCGGAACCTGAAAGAACAGGTTCGAAGTTCGGGGGTCCAAAATAGCCGAAGGGCAGGAGAAGGGGATCGGATGCTCCGGCCTCGACGTCTGCATTCATTTCTACGTAGACGAACTTAGATTCATTAGGATACTCGCCGTATTCCTTGAGCCGTGCTGCATTTGCATCCCAGCTTAAATATTTATCTCCAATGGCGCGCGCCACATAGTTAGGAGATGTAGGATCGAGAGTACAATTATCAAATCGTTCTAAGATGACCACATTGTTGTCTGTATCAAGCAAAGATCTAATGACCACCGAAAATGTACCATATTGACTTGTCGTGCTCGTCGAGTGACGAACCTTTTCGATAGAGACTTTAGCATGCTTATTAAGCCATGTACCATGGCCACGACCCTTCAAGCGGAAAAGCTTGGTCATTTGCGCTGGCTTATATGTACCCGGATTGCCCGCGAGATCCTGTCCAATAAACCAACCGGCAACAGCTTCGCGAGAAGCTTGGGACTTCATATAATGTGGTCCTACACCGGTGGATCCACTCTTGGCAATACCATAAATGACTCCTTGCATCGCTTGCCCACTAAGAGATGAGCCCGAAACCATATAGTTGCGCACATTAGCTTCAAATGATTCGCCTAACCAAATATATGCAGTATTCGGATAAAAAGTATTTTGCGCAGTTAATAATTGGGGATTAGTATTAAACCGCTTTCTAATAAACGTTTCTGCGTCATCATCGAAACCGAATTTTATAGTTTCTTGTACTTCATCCTCATTGGTTACCACCACAGTGAATAAATTGTTACTATCCGTTCCGATGCACGCAGTTGTTCCTGACATCAAAGTGCCGCCGACGCCGCGGCCCGATCCTGACAATGCGATGGAGCCACTGTTCATATAGAAAATGGCTGCTAAGATGCCTGCGTTAGGTTCGGGATTGGATCTGCCAGCGTTCGTATGGGCTGGGCCGGATCCAGTGGCAGTAGATCCTGGCTCGGCAACGTGGCTGGGGGCGTTAGCTAAATCTGTTCCGCTTCCGGAAGGAAAAACCCAAAGCCCATAAGCGCCGCCACCGGTATTGCCGCCATCCCAATGAGGATAGGAGCCCAAATTAGCTGCGTTGTTGGTGGTTTTCCACCCTGCGGACGCATCACCGCCAGCGCTGCTGCCAGCAGTCGTTTGCTGCCCTAAAAGACGGATATAGGTAAGAGGAGCCACATCTGCGTTTAAGAAAGCTTTGGCTGCATACGTCCCATACATGGGAGATTGGAAGTTACCATTACGATAGATATCGCCGCCCGCACGACCGGGTACGGTGTCTCCAAACATTTCAACGAAGTCCGCGTAGGATGAAACCTGAACAGGCTGCATGGCAAGACCACGACCCGCGCGGCCGATTACTACGGGGCCAATCGCTTGGGGGTTCTTAGGAATGAAAGAGTTATCAATTTCATTAATAAAAACACCGGGGGAGACAAATTTAAAGTTTTTCACTGACATATTGCTTGGTTCCTCTTCTGTGAGTATGACATTATATCATATTGCAATCATAAACTAAATAGTATTTCTATTTTCAAAAAGCGGAAAAAGGTCCTGAACTAAACAGAAAAAAGCCGGTTCACTTCAGGAACTCTCTCCGAAGAACGGAATGTCGCCTCCTGGGACCACTCTTTCGGATGGAAATTGAAATTCGACGGTGTTTTCGTCTATTCTCACAATGGGGCGATCTTCGTTTTCTCCTTCACCCATCAAATACCCTAAAACTTTAATAGTAATTTCCGTCGTAAACATGCGCATATCTTCGCCGAGATTGCTAATGTTATTGCTCTGAGCAAAGCTTTGATCGATGAATGCCTCATATAGATGGCCATTGCGCCGCATTACAAACGAATTAATTTGGCCGGTTCGTGCGATAAAGGGAGCTACTAAATCATTCATCTGTTGTTGGTATTCGGTTTTAAGCACAATCTTGTAATCAATATTAATGTATACTGGGATGGGCACCGATAAGGTTTGGATAACGATTTTGTGGTTTTTTCTCGGATAAAAAAGCTGTCTTTTGGATTCAGGAGGATTAGAGCGCCCGCGTTCGCGAACTCCGCTAGCAATAGCAAAATTCCGAGTTTTATCTGGAACAATGCGCTTTGCAATGATAAACCTTCCTGATCTGCCGTTTTTGTTTTTAGAATAATAATGCGCTTGGAAGGATCCTTTTTTCTGGGGATCTTTCACAACTGCTGTGCGTTCCACACTAATGAGCGGGAGCTTTAAAGCCCCAGCATGATCTCTTAAATCTTTTTTGTGCTTAATCTGATACGCTCTTTCGGGTGTTTGCCACAGCACAGGAGTGGTTACAAAACCTTCATTGGTACGGGTTCCCAATTTCAAATCTTCTTTTACCCACGACACCAGAGAATAATCAATATTCTCTAGAGTAGAGGCCAACATTCCGATTTCTTTAAGGCCTACGGTGCGTTCAGTGCCTACGGGCAACATCGCAAAATCAAAATTATCAGGTAGCATCGAATAGTCCCTTTCTGGCTCTCTTACAAGTAGCCGTAATTTCAAAGCTGTGCTCTACTTGGCCAAAAAGCTTTTTCGGCTCCGACAGCTTTACGAGTTCATAGAAAAAATCGCCATATAATACAAAATCCCCTTCACGGACATACAAATTCTGATCTTCGGTCAGCCTTCTACGTTGGAAGTGAACCACAATTTCCCAGGACTTGTCAATTCCCATATTTTCCATATATTCAGTAACATAGTCCGTAAACTCTACCAATGCATAAACCCTTACAGGAGGCAAATAGGTTTTTTCGGGGGCTTCCCCATATAATTCATGAAAATTGGTAGTTTCTAAATCAATGGGATAATACAAAATTTGCTGGCCAATGACTTTTTCAATTAATTCATCATTAACCTGTTTTACTAGATCTCGCTCTTTTTTCCCTAAGAAAAGCGGCGGAGGTGGTGCGGGCGGTCTTTTCCATTCATTATCAGACATAGGTTATCCCACAAATATGGGCAACGGGGAGAAGAACATCGTCTCGGCGGCGGCCTTGGCACGTTCCGAATCATCCTTCGTGAGTTGCACATACTCCATTTCTTTAAGAAGCTCTCTGAGCTTATCTTTGAGGGCCGTCTGTTCTTCTTTGGCTTGTGAAAGCAAGTCGCTGAAATTAAGTGTTACTGTTTCTCCGGGAATCGGTATCGTGGTGAATTTACCACGAATTTGCCCTAACATCTCCTTGCACAGAGCTAACGCATACTTTCGAATCCACTGCTTTCCAATGGCATTAATGTTTTCATAAGGAATATTACCAAATGGAAGGGTATTGATATTATTGATCCCATCTGCACTTCCAGAGGCGCCGCTACGACCTTCCCAAGGATTATCTTCTACATAAAACTGCACCCAAATGCGATCCATTTCTCCCAGGCCCCAATAGCTGGGTGTGGGGAACAATCGTAATCTGCCGTCAATCAATTCATAAGAATAATTGGAGGTTCGAGTCCGAATGGAATCCTCGTACATGATAGCCTGTAATTTGTTCTGCCATGTAGGAATAATCTCAAATGTGGAGTCATCAGCAAATTGACCGTAAGTGGAGTAGTTTCCGACGACACCTACCCCGCCATAGTACCCATAGAAGCGCCACATTGCCCTAGGAGAGCGGAAAAAAACTTTAGTGACGTTGATACGCTTATTATTAACTTTGCCCGCGTAATCGACAGCAGTGCCTACCTCGTCGGTGCCGCTATCTGAAGCATCCACAATAATTTGGCGAATATCATAATCTTGTACGTCCTGCGTAGGCTTAAAGGAGGCCGAATAATGTCGAACATCCCCTCCCATACCCCCATAGGCGGCAACGCCATCTGCTACAGTGCGAGCGCTTTGAAATTTGAATTTTGGATATTTGAGGGCTACGTGAGTACCGCTCAAGCTCGATGATAAAGGACTTGCGGTAAGATCCCCTAAATGGTTGAAAGTGCCCGTCGTACTTCCCAGCATGCTGCCTAAAGTATTTTTACCTTGGTGGAGATTAAGGATATAGGAGTATTCTAAGACGGCTTCTTCATAAGCAGCATAAACGTTAGAAGGCGTCAACTCGATGTCAACGACGTCTCCTCCTAGTTTCTTATATACAAAAGCAACTTGAGCCACAGCCCCGGTAATGAATTCGGCTGAAGATGTATATGCTCCAAAAGGCAATGAACCGGTTACTTTAATAGCGCTTCCGGTCGAAGTAAGCACAATTGCGCTAGTGGTTGAAATAGGATCAAGGGCTGTTGGCATAAAAGGGGTCCTCTGCTAAACTAATTAGTTGTTCATAAGCAAAGGCGCCTGCAACTATTCATAAAACGAAAATCTCAAAAATTTACCGGGGGAAAAATTTGATAAATCGACATTTTGGTTTTTGATCTCTAAAAATAAAACCCCTCGCCGAAAGACAAGGGGTTTGATATATAAGCCGAATTATTAAGGTCTAGTTTCCGGCTGCATAAACGAATTCGACGATGAAAGCAAATGATCCACCGGTGAATGCTCCGGCAGAGGAGATAACGCGCAGGTGAACTTCAGCGGCTCCACTACACCACAGTGCAGTATCGGCGGCTTGAACCAAAGGGTTGTCCGCAGTGAGGGCGGTGGCCATGGCGGCATCTGTAGACGTACCCACGCCTCCATTCACGCTTGTACCAGTTTCGAAAGTAACAGCGGCCGCATAATCGGTACCACCCGCCGTGGTGCCCGCCGAGAGTTGGATATTTCCATTCGCACATGCGGCAGCATCAACACATACCGCGGTGAGACGCGTAATGATCGAGTTGCCAGGAACATAAATTGCGCCGGAATCAATATTTGCAGACGCAGCCGTAAAATCAACCTGTTTGGTAACAGCGTTAGGTCCATTGACGTAAGCTCCTGAAGCGTTGGTGTGTGTTTGAACTCCGCTTACATTAAGAGTAGTAATAGTGGCAGTCGTAGTAGTCACCGCTGCTGGTGCAATGCCAGCTCCTGCGACCAGTCTTTTCGTCCTTGCGGCATTTGGATTAACAGCCATATGAAGATCCTCCTTATAATAGGGACATGTCGTAATGTGCTGTCTTTAAATAGTCTATATATGCGTTAAAGCCCTCTGTTCTTTATCTTTGTTATCTCCAAAACAAAACCCCTGCCACACCGAGGTGACAGGGGGATTGTTTTATAGAGGACTAATCTATTGATCAGCCGCCTGACTCACCCAAGAGTCCACGCACGATGACAAGACCGTACATATCGGGACGGACCATCTTCTTGGCGTAACGAGTCATCACGCCCTTACGGGGCACGAAGTCTTCGGGGCCAAAGATGGTGGGTGTGGTCTGCAGTGGCACATACGGTGCGTACACATATCCGCTTTCAAGGAAAGAGGATCCGCGACGTCCGACGAGAACCACGTTCCGCAGG